AACAAAGAGTAGAGAAGCTAAAATACTGGCTAAAATTAATCTGGCAAAGATAAAGTATTATAAAAGATTTTTATTAAATTATTCAAGCCTTTTACACCCTTTGCTATTAACTCTGGTTGTCCTTTATTCAGCTTATATATTGTGTTTACTACTGTTTCAGCTTTCGTAGAATAACCATTTACAATTAATACAAAACAATTATGATTATTAGATAATGCTTGTAATAATATCTTTTGACCATGAGGCAAACTTTCATTAGGTCTTTTCCATTCTACAAACAAAAACCTACCTTTTCTTTCACAGCACATATCTATATTACATCCTAACCATTTAGGATTAGATTCAATAATACCTTCCATAAAGCCAAAGTCTATATGTTCAGCATCAGGATTACGCATCATGCTCCTATCCTCCTACCTACTATAGTCAACAAGTTATCTATTGCTAATTCTAATTTGTATTCATAAAACTGTGGCTTTTTAGTATTCAGATAACGAGCATAGATAGCTTGTTTTTGGTCTTCTGGTAAGCTGTGTATGACAGCATCAACGGTCTTTACATTATTACTTTCTACTTCCTCATACATCTCATCAAACGCATCATAGCTAGACTCACCCCCAGATGCTATTCCTAAAGACTTGCTAGGGTATCCAAGACGATGGTTATCAGACCTCATATATAACTTCCATTTATCTAACAACTCTAATAGTCTTTGCATATCCATTAATCACCCCAATATACGCTGTTGTAATGACTATTATTATAATTAATATTATAATGGCTAGAGTTAGAATGTTTAGATGTGCCTTGTTCTGATGAACGAGTGAGTGTCCCTTTAATTTTAAATAGTTTCACTATCTTGTCTACAGGATACAGCAATGTAGATAGCAAACAATCATTATAAGATTTAAATAAATAATTCCCATTTCTTCTTAATTTAGTATTTTTAATTAAATTATTCTCTCTCATTACCTTAATCAAGTTTAGCATAGGCTGTCCATTAATTTTAAACATCTTTGACAGTTCGTTAATCGTCATAGCTTTAACATCCAATACATCTAATATGATGTCAATAGCTTCATTACGATTATAGTTTTTACCGTTTAGTTTATATTTATGATTATAGTCATAACTTTTTACGACAAATCTTCTATTTTTACTTTCCATCTATTACTCTCCTTGTAAAATCCCCACAGTTCAATCCGAATACCAGCCTCTCTTACTTTACCAATATTCTCATGTTCTGTCATCTTCTTTCTTCTTGCAGACATATTGCTTTTAGAAGTCACCTGTATGGCTAATACCTCATCTCTTCTAATAGCGAGGAAGTCTATAAATCCCCATAAGTCATTCTTCTTTTTAGAAAATGTATTATACTTCTCTACATTCTCTACCAAATAACCTTCTTCAGTCAGTCTTTTTCTTGTCGGTATGTTTAGGTTCGTTGGCATCTTTCTTTCCAAATATTTTGTCCCAGTTGTCCTCATACTGCTTACGGTTTGGTATAGGACGAGGTGATGACCCTTTACCCATTACTTTATCTCCTTCTTTATCAAACCTTCTGGTAAATAAATATAATCTTCCATTAAACAAATTGATGATTGGTGCTTTGGATAATGCTCTTGTTGATACTTATTAGCTTCAGCACAATTTGTAAAATGTCCCACATACTCTGGGTTCTTATAATCATTAAATAAATACACAACTAATACAAATTCAAACATAAAAAAAGAGAAGCATCCCAGTCTTTGGAGAGTAACGCACAGGTTGCCTGCACGATTTAAATGTTGACCAGAATACTTCTCATTAATCCTACAACTTCTATTTTATTCTATTGTTTCTTCGGTGTCTAGGTTAATTTTGTTATCTGGATACATTTTGTATCGCTTACCTGTAATTTCTTTCTCTACTTCAACCCTGATACTTCCATCGCCCTCCTTAAAAAACTGAATGGTAAACCACTCACCCTCTATTGCCATTCGTTTTACTGTCATTCTTACAAACTCCATTTGCTGACAAGGTTCTTCCACACCACCATTTCTTCTTGTCATATGTATTTGCAGGTTGTTTACATTTGTGGCAAACCTGCTCCCCCAATTTAATCCTCGTCATGCAATGGGTCTTCTATCCACTCGTCAGGCATAATAGGAGATGAATTTTTTCTTTCCAAATCATCTGCCAAGTCTGTTGCATACCATGCAATTTTACGCAGTTCTTGAGCCCATTCATCTTTATTACCTAATCTCTGTGAATACTTAATCAGATTACCTTTTACATAATGCTTGTAATCATCACCTAATTTAGCTTTAATAACCTCTATGGTTTCTATCCCACCCACTTTGTAGTGGTCAGGATTAATCATATCTTTCATGACCGCTCCTCTATAATTAACATACCTTTATCATATTCACAAGATAACCCCTTTATCCTTGTGTATACAGCCTCAAAATCCCCTACTCGTGATAATAGCCTATTCTTATGGCACACTAACAACTCTGGCTCTTTATCTGTTGATATATAGTATTGAAACGATATGCCAATGATTAAAATCAGCATAACACACAATACCAAATAATTCATTATTTTCTTTAGCATAAACTCATTCCTCGTTGTATTCTCCAACTACAGATAAGGGTATAATTACACTTAAATCTATAGGAAAGGAGATTTGTTATGTGGACAAAACCATCAGCAACAGAAATGCGTTTCGGCTTTGAAGTAACAATGTATGTTTGCAATAAGTAATTCATACTAAATAGGGGGAGTTACATCCCCCTAAATAATATTTTCAACTTATTATTAGTGCGTTTCAGCCAATTAATCTCTAGCTTTACTCGCACCATTCCTTTTTTCCCCCTTATACCACCCACCTTAATTGCGTGTTTAGGCAAGTATTGAAGGTTCTCTTTAGGAACGCATCTGCTTACATATTTAGAAAGGGATGTCATCTTTCATTTCGCTTACGCTATTCGCACTTGCTCTTTGATTGTTGCCACCATTGTCTTCAGGATATAAGCCTACCAAAACAGAGGTTCTGCTTGGTTCTGATTTAAGTCCTGCAAGATTGATATGCTTGTCAAGCAACGCATACATTCCATTTCCATCATCGTTTTGAAATACTGCACCGATGTTTACATAAGAGTTCTTATCTTCTCCCTCTTTGTTTTTGTAACTTCCATTAACAACGGATAAGTTGTATAACTTTTTAGCCATTATTGTTTCTCCTTTATAAATTTAATGGTGTCCTCAACTTCTGTTAAGAACTTTATTACTTCATCTTCAAGTAATTTGATTTGCTTATCATCCCATTCTAATCTAATCACCACCATCTTTAGTTCATCAGGGAATGATGGGCAATACGATACATAATCACACCACTTTCTTTTACCTCCATAACAAGCCATTTGCCAAAACATCTGTAGCTTATAGTTATCAGGTATCTGTCGTGAGATTAATGTTTCTGTGTGGTTATGAGGTTGTCTGCATTTTATTTCAATCAAACCATCAGTTCCCACTATTCCATCTGGACTCGCCCCAGCCATATCTATGCTTGGGTGGTCTATAAATCCTACTTCTTCTACATCATTGTATTTAAATACATAGAAATTTCTTGCTTCATCTTCATAATCTATACCATGTTGCATGGCTTGATTTACAAAAGTTTCTGTAGCAGTTCCCGTTAATCGCTCTGTCACTAGCCTTAATCGATAATTTCTACGATACGCTGATTCGCCTGTTCTCGTTGTAGCAACGATATTAGATAAGTTAGAGGCGGTTACCTTGCCTAACCTAGCTTTAAACCATTCTTCACTTCTCTGTTGCATCTTTACTCTCCTTATAAACTTTTTTGTATTCTTCTTTTAAATAATAAATTGCATCTTGTAAACAGTCTAATTTAATTACATGATGAGCGTTATTATAATCCTTACTATATTTTGGTCTTACCTCTTCCCCATTCATATAATAATTTAATTGAATCATGTTAATCATCTTTACTTTCCTGTTTGTTAGCATCTCTGATTTCTTCTATAAACGGCTGACATTGTTTCCTTGCCTCTCCGTCCATCTTATTAAATATTCTTCTTGCTCCCTCTATACCCTCTGCCTCATAGACATTCTTAATTAAATCTAATGGGTCTAGGTCTGCTAAATCCTCACCCTGAAAGATATATAAACCAATACCATGTAATGCAATAGCTTTAGCTAAACATCTTTGCATAGCCGTATTCACTTGCATCGCATCAGGGCTTTTAACGGCTTGATTCTTGTAGTTCATTACAGGTAACTGCATCGTCATGCTTTTACCAAACGCATGGACTGTGCAAGTCACCATCATAGAATCATTAAATATTTGTGGCTCATGATACTCCCATGTAGCCAATGGGTCATGCTGTAACAAGATGTCTACAGCGTGTGCCCAAGCGAGATAGTTAAACTGTCCCTTTTTCTCTATGTATTTAGATACATCTAATACTCTTAATTCTTTAAACTTACTCATGATAACTCTCCTAATAATTCTGAAAAATCTCCACCTAATCTTGTGGGATGCCTTAATTTTCTAAATGTCTTTGCTTCAATTTGCCTTACTCTTTCAACAGAGATATTAAATTCTTTTCCTACTTCTTCTAAAGTCATGTTTTCGTAATACCTCATTCTTAATAACTTTTGCTCCCTTTTCGTCATTTCTTCCATTACTTCTTGAACCCTCTCTTTTATTTCAGTTAATGCTAGTATTGAATCAGGTCTAGTTTCTGTGTAACTAACTAATTTTTTCATGGAATCCCCAGTCAATTTCACTGAAACATCATTCATTTGTAATGGGTTTATTTGTTCTTCTGACCATAATTCATTGGGAGACTTATTTAATATTTCGCATAACCTGTATGCTGTCTTTGTTAAATCAATTTGATTCTTTTGTAATGGAGAATCTTTTAATCTAATTAAATCATTGACCCTTGTATAACATAGATTGTTATTTTTACACCATTTCGCTCCTAGCTGACCACCTGATTCTTCAATAGCCTCAATCAACCTATTGTTTCTAACTTTAATATTAATGCGATAATCTTTAGTCATGATTACGCTCCTGTTGTTGCTCGTCAGTCATCTGCTGTCTATCGTCCATACGCTGACCGAGTTCTTTTAAGTCATTTGTTAATGATTGTATTTGCCATTGTAGATATTCATATTGCTCTTTGATTTTGCTCATATTTACTCTCCTTGTTAATATGTATTTACATACTATTACATTTTAAATGGTTTGTCAACACCCTGTCTTGCATCGTCAAACCCTTGAGTTTTAAAGACTTTTCCGTCTTTAGATACGGCTCTATACTCTAGGTCATCACCGAATGTTTGTTTTAATTTTTTAATCATTTTATTGATTGTCATTGTATTTTTTGTCATGGTCTATCCCTATATCTCATGCCCTTTCGGTCATAGTAAAATTTAAAAGTTGGTTCTCCATTTTCCCCAATATAGTTTCTTTGCTTTTGCACAAATACTTTTGCATCAGGAATAGTTCTTATTTCTTCATCTGTTAATTTATCTTCATCTATTTGTTTCTCCTTCCATTTATTTCTCCACACACAAAGCAAATTGTCTGCCAAGTTCACAATATGGTTACTGCCATGCACATCATTTTTTGATGGTTGCTCATGTATATCTTTCAATTTTCTGGTATGGGCTACTAGAAAAATATGTATAGGATACATACGGCACATTACAGTTAATTGGTCTACAAACTTCTTTTGTGCATCATAATCGTCTTCAGCAATATCATTCATCTTCATCAAACTATCGATAACAAACACCTTACAATTTAATACAGTGTATGCGTATTCAATCATGGCATACATGGTTTTAGTTTTAGTCACTCCACCTTGCCTGTATATGTAGAGTTTATCTTTCATGCTTTGTAAGAATCTGCCAATACATTCTTCCGTTACATCAGGATAACCC